TTATCCATTTTTCATTCCACAAGTCGTGCTCTTCGCGAATTCTTCCTTGTTTTGGTTCAAGGTTACGAACGAGCACCGCGAGTTTCGCAATTACCTAATATTTTATAAATCATCACCATATAGATAGTGGTGTTCAGCTCGGTGGAACATATCGCAATGTTCCTGAATAAATTCAACACGTTTCTGATCACGAGCAATCCGCTTCTTTAATCGTCTTCGTTTCGCTTGCAATTGCTTGATACGATCAAGATAGATTTGAACCGGCTCAGGATCTTTGTGTAGATGATGAGCATAGTATTCAATTTCTTGTACATTACCTTTCGAAAAGTCATCATTTGTTATATGACTCATAGCATGCTCATATGCCTTAAGCTGAGATTCATAATTCAATCCGGCATTGATCAGTATCGTGTAGCTTCCGTCTTCGTTCGGAACAACCATTTCATTTCCTTTTTTACTAGGAAAATCCATAAGAACGACATTAACATCCGGTGTCGTCAATATCACCACGTTCCTTTCGTTTAAGCGCGAGAGCCATGCTATGCAGAGCTTTTAAGTCGTCCGGATCCATATCTTTCTGGACATCAAACAGCGCTTTCAGTTCTTTGTTTTCAAATATCTCTTGTGCTACCTGTGCAGTTTCGTTGTTTGTGTAGTATTCGTTAGATTTTTTCCCAGTGCGAATATATTCGACAGTTACACCAAATAAATCAGCTATCTTCTGCAACTTAGCATCTTTAGGATTACTTCTGCCATTCTTCCAATCTGAAAAAGTGGATTTTGTGATTCCAGTAGCCTTTGCTACATCAGAGTCTTTCATCCCTTTGGAATCTCTTAACTTGCAATAAATTTCATACATAATACACCTCTAAACAATAAATTCTGAAATCAGTACAAAAAGTTATTGACAAGTTCTGAAATCCGCACTATAATAAAGCTACAAAGTTCGGAAATCAAAACAGAATTAAGTTTTAATTCATTTGTCAATGTATCTGGTAAATATATTGTATCTGATTTCCGAACTAAAATCAATAGAAAGTTCGGAAATGAGGTGATTATTTTTATGTATGAAAGATATGTAGAACTTCGAAATCAAAAAGGTGTATCTGACTACAGGGTAGCAAAAGATACGGGGATTCCGAAGTCTACTTTTTCTGATTGGAAATCAGGAAGGAGCAAACCGAAGATAGCCAAGCTTAAAATTTTGGCTGGATATTTCGGTGTGGCTGTGGATGAATTAATTTCAGCAACAGATGAAACAGGTTCAGAAGAAGGGAGGGAGTAAATTGGAAATCGCGGTTGGCCTGTATATTGTTGGAATTACTTTAATAATGGGATATCTGATAAACAAATATCCCAGAGAAACAATAGCTATTATATTCCTTTACATAATGGTGCTATTACAAGTTGTCCAAAAATATTTTCAACAGAAATAGTAAGAACAACATATACGCAACAATCAAAAGACGTGTGGACAAGAAACCTACGGAAGAACGTGAGCGTATTTACCTGGATATGAAAGGTCGGGTGGCAACAAATAGCAAACGACAGAATGCATTGTTCCCGCCGGAAATGATCGAAAATGCTTCCAAGGATGTAGCTCAGTATAAGCGTTATAAAGAAGTTCTGGGAGATTCTATGGGTTCGCTTGTTAATTTCGGTCAGGTGAAATATAATGATAGTGAGAAGTGGAAAATTATCAGTGAAGCATATACAGATGTAAAATGGCAGAGTCAAGCACTGAAGAAGAAACAAATAGGAGAAGTACATTCTATCCCGTATAAAGGTACTCCGAATAGCGTGTTTGATAATTTCAAAGATGGTGCCTTGCAGAGACGTAGATATTACGGAAATGATGGAAGACCAAGATTGGACATAGATATGACGGATCACGGAAATTCAAAAGAACATCCGATTGTACCACATTATCATAACTGGTATCTTGATGAAAAAGGTAACTTGAAACGTGAAGCAAAGCACGATAATCCACTTAAATTAGGGCATGAAATTGCTAATAAAGATATTCTCGAGAAGAGGTGATTGAAATGATTGAGTATAAAGATTATGCAAAATTTGAGAACTTGTCTGAGCTGTCAGAAGCTATAGAGATAGGATTAGATATCGAGTTTATTCTTTATGGAGAAAGATATAATATTTCGTGGAGAGATGATGAGCCGTTTATATGCAGGTGTCCAGAAGGTGAGACTAATTTCTATGCAGATGCCAAGGCAATGCTTGATAAACATAAAATAAATGATAGACAGTTAAAGGAATTATGGAATGATATGAAAGTATTATCCATGTAGCTACCACCAGTCGAAAGGCCGGTGGTATTTTTGTACGCATTTTTAGGAGGTGATCCACTTATCTCCCTTTGAGACGCAGGGTTATGCGTCTTATTTTTATGCCCTGTCATAAGGCTATAAACTGGACAATTACCCGGCCGGAGGTCTAACCGGCTATATCCCATACCGCTGAAAGAGCGGTCAATAAAATATTTCAGGAGGAATGTAACTATGAAAAATATTTATGAGATTTTGAAAGAGTATGGTATGGAAGTCCCGGCAGATAAAAAAGCGGATTTCGATAAGGCTTGGAAAGAAAATTATCGTACTAAAAGCGAGTATGATAATGCAGTTTCGCAGAGGGACAACTATAAGGCCTCTCTGGATGATGTGAATGCCAAGCTGAAGGAGTTTGAAGGTGTCGATGTAAAAGATCTGCAGGGGCAGATCACAAAGCTTCAGGGAGATCTGAAAGCAAAAGATGATGAATACGTAGCGAAAGAGGCAGATCGTGTATTCATGGATTCTATCAAAGAAGCAGTCAAGACTGCCGGTGGAAGAAACGAAAAGGCTGTTATTGCCATGCTGGATATCGATGCTCTGAAAGAATCAAAGAATCAATCCGCAGATATCAAAAAGGCTTTGGAGGATGTAAAGAAGTCAGACGGATATCTGTTCGGAGCAAACGAACCAATCAACAATGCAGTAGGTGGAACCAACATTAGCGGTGGAGCGGATCCAGGAGCAGACGATGTCTCAGCTATTCGCGCTGCTATGGGACTGCCGGAAAAGAAATAAGGAAAGAGGTAGAAAGATATGCCAAATGTAATTGCATTAAGAAAAACATATTCCACACTTCTGGATGAGGCATACAAGTTAGCATCATTAACAGCAGTGCTGGATGGACCGAATGATTTAGCTCAGGAGGGCGCAAATGCGAATGAAATCTTAATCCCGAAGATGTCTATGAGCGGATTAGCAGATTATGATAAGCAGACAGGCTATGCCTTAGGAGATGTAACGCTTGATTACGAAACAAAGAAGTGTGATTATGATCGAGGTCGTATGTTCACTGTAGATGCAATGGATAATATTGAATCTGCAGGTATCGCGTTTGGACGTCTGTCCGGTGAGTTCTTACGTACACAGGTAGTGCCGGAATTGGATACATGGAGACTTGCGAAGTATGCTGGATATGCATCAGGAAACAATGTTGCTACAGGAGCGATTGCTGATGGAAAAGCAGGTATTGCGGCAATTCGCGCAGGCAAGACTGCAATTAAGAATGCGGAGGCTAAAACAGAGACTTGCTACCTGTTTATTTCGACAACACTGAAAGGAATGATTGATGACCTTGATACAACGGCATCAAAGAAGGCGATGGAAGACTGGGCGGGAGTAATTGAAGTACCAGCAAGCAGATTCTTTGACAAGGTCACACTGACGAAAACTGGTGCAGGTGGATTTGCAACCACGGGAGGAAAAGCAATTGATTTCTTGATTGTGGACAAAAACGCAGCAATTCAGTATCAGAAACATACAGTTTCGAAGATTATCACTCCGGAGCAGAACCAGACAGCTGATGCATGGAAGTTCGGTTACAGAACAGTTGGTATTGCAGAAGCGAAGGACAATAAGAAAGTAGCAATCTATGTTCACAAAGCCGGAGAGTAAGGAGTGATGTCATGAATGTGACATACGAGTATTACAAGGATTCTTTTGGTGGTTCTCTGATTCCGGAGAACCGCTGGATTTCCTTGGAATTAAAAATGAGTGCAAGACTTAACCAGTATACATTTGATCGAATGAAAGAAGACAACTGGCCGGAACAAGCCAAAACAGCACTTTGTGAAATGTGCGATTGTGCATATAAGTATGAGCGGCGTGACGGAAAGACTTCGGAAAATAATGATGGCTATTCCGTGTCATATGATACGAGTAAGCCATTGAATGTGATGTTATATGAAATCGCAGAAGTGTATTTGATCAATACAGGATTAATGAGTTTGGCGGTGGATGATGATGTTAACGAATGCAACGATAACTATCTATAACCATAGGTACGATTCACTCACCCGTTTCGATACCTGGCATAGAACCATTATTGAGAATGTGCATGTATATGTTGATCACAAAGCATCTGCCGGTGATTCTGGACTAAACAGTGCAGAAGTATATAAGATCCGTATTCCTACCGATGTGGAGAATGCGGATCAGTATCTTCCACCGGAAGAATATGCAAAACTGAAAGATCCGGAAGAACATTGGACTATCCAAACAGATGATCAAATTGTGCTCGGTGAGTATGATCAGGAGATTGAAAGACCAGCTGATCTGAAAGACGTACGGTTGAGACATTGCAAAGTGTTGTCCTGGTCAGATAACCGGTTCGGCGGGTTACCGCATTGGAGAATTGAAGGTGAGTAAATGGCACAGAAAAAGGAATTTCGAATTACAACCCCTCGCGGAAGTGTGTTTACTTCAGCTGATGCGAATGGAAGCGTAACGGCAAAAATAGAGTGGGCACCAGGATTTGCGCAGCGAAAGGCTGAGAGCTTTTCAAAAGCGCAACAATTTGTTGATTCAGAATGCCTGAGGTATATGAATCCACTTACACCAAGACGAACAGGATTTCTGATTAAATCAGGAACACTTGGAACAGTGATCGGTTCTGGATCCATTGAGTACCTGGCACCATATGCCCGCCGGCAATATTATGAGAACAAAAGTAAGCCAAGATGGTTTGAAACCATGAAAGCAAGCCACAAGGAACCCATCCTGAAAGGAGCAGAGAGGATTGCAAGAGAGTAAAAAACCGATTATTCAGAGTATCCGTGATTATGTTATGCTGAATCCGGATATTGATGATCGGAAGATAAATATTGATTATTTAGGTAATGGAATGGAGTATTCCATTGATCCGATCGGAGCGGATCCTGTCTACAAGAGATACACAGATGGGACCTGCTTGAAACAGTTTCAATTCGCATTCACGAGCAAGGAAGCGTATGACGGTGATGCTAGAACCGGTATTGCCAACAGTGGCTTTTATCAGGCTTTTGAAGAGTGGGTCGAAAGTAACAACATGAATGATATTCTCCCAGAGCTGGACGGGCACGATGCTACCAGAGTAGACGTGTTGCAGTCCGGCTATTTGTTTAGTGCAGAGGCTGACCTGGGGCGGTATCAGATGATTTGCAGAGTAATATACAGATAGGAGGTTGTATCATGGCAGGAGATACAAGCAAAAAGAAATTAGTAGGCAGACATAAGCGAGTTGCGTTTATGGATGTTACAGGTGATGGAAAGACATATACCAGAATGACGGGCTTTACATCGCTGTCTGATGGGAAAAATTCCACAGAATACAGTAGGCAGTACGTAGATGAAGCAAGTGAAAGATCTGATGTGGTAGGATATGCGCCATCTATGGATTATGAGTTTGACTTATACACGAATGATGCAGTACAGAAAAAACTTGCAACGATTACAGATGATGAACTGCTTGGATCGGATGCACAGGTAACGGTAGTGGTAGTGGATCTGTTTGAAACAAAAGCAGATGAGGGAAATACTTGTACTGCAAGAAAGCGTGACTGGAGCGTGATCCCGGATACGGAAGGTGACGGAACAGATGCACTGATCTACAAGGGAAGCTTGAAAGCAGCCGGGGAAATCATTAAAGGAACTGCCACAACAACAGATAGCTGGCAGACATGTACATTTACAGCAGAGTAAAGATAGGAGAGTGAGCCGATGAGCCTTTTTAAATTTGGAGATTTTGAAACAGAGGTAGATTTTACGGATGTAGATTTTTTAACTGACCTGGAATATGCGCAAGAGAAATTGGAAGAGGATGTATCTAAGGTTCCTAAGACTGGAAAAACAGCAGAAATATTTAGAGCACAGTGCCAGTGCTATTTTAATTTTTTCGATACTCTTTTTGGAACAGGGACGCATGAAGCTATGTTTCAGGGAAGAACGAGTTATAAATTATGTTTGGAAGCGGGTGAAAAGCTTTCTGAATGCGAAAATAAACAGGTTGAAAATTTCTTTGAAAAGTATGATCAGTACAATGTGCAGCAGCATGGAAACAGACAGCAGAGACGCCATTACAATAAACAGCAGGGTAAGAAAAATAAGCAGTATTATAACAGGTAGTATGCTATGAATATTTTAATTGATAAGTTTCCTGATACAGTTTGCGTGAATGGAAAAAATTATCAGGTTGAGACAGACTTCCGCGAATGGATCCGTTTTACGAAGTTAGTAGAAGATGAGGCTGTTCCTTGGCATATTAAATGTCGTTTGTTGCTGAAGTGGTTCACAGACGGGGTACCGGATGATCTGGAAACGGCAATTTATGCGTTGGGAGATTTCCTTGTGATGGATTCAAAAAACGTAGGGGAAGATGCACCAAAAGGTGCTTCAAAACAATTGTATTCTTTTGAACAGGATGCAGAATGCATCTACAGCGCATTCCGGGAGGCGTATGGCATTAATCTGCAGACAATTCCTTATATGCATTGGTGGGAGTTCCAAACATTGTTTGCTGGTCTTTCGGAAAAGACAGAGATTAAGCAGAGAATCATGTACCGAAGCATAGATCTCCGGACAATTAAAGATAAGGACGAACGTAAGAGAATTAAAAAGATTCAAGAAGTGGTTGCGCTGAAAAAGCGGAACCGGAGAAAGATGACTGATTATGAGATAGGAGATATGTTTGCATGAGAAAAAGTGCAATTAAAATCCCGACAGAACGCAAGTGGTACAGGTGTCCTTATTGTGGCAAGAAGTTATTAATTTTTAATGATACAGCCAAGTGTGATGGTGTGTACATTAATTGTCGGGAGTGTAGGAGAGAAGTAAAAATAAAGATATAAAGCACATGTGAGCCGTTGAGCCGTGCTATCAGAAAGGATGATAGTATGGCAGACGGCTATTTAAATTTTGATACCAAGATAAATGAAAAGGGATTTAATGACGGTATAAGTAAACTTGGTAGTCTTGGCAAATCAGGACTATCAATAGTCAGTAAGGCAATGACTGGAGCAATTGCTGCAGTCGGAACCGGAGCTGCAGCGATTATAAAATCGTCACTCGGTGTAGTTGCTAACATGGAGCAACAGGTAGGTGGTGTAGAGACTCTATTCAAGGACAGTGCGAATACGGTCATAGCAAACGCAAATAAAGCATACAAGACTGCGGGAGTGTCCGCAAACAATTACATGGAAACAGTGACAAGCTTTTCAGCATCATTGTTGCAGAGCCTAGGAGGAGATACTGCGAAAGCGGCATCTTACGCAGATCGGGCTATTGTGGATATGTCTGATAACGCAAATAAGATGGGCACGAATATGCGTGACATCCAGAATGCTTATCAGGGTTTTGCAAAACAGAATTACACCATGCTAGATAACTTAAAGCTTGGGTATGGCGGTACTCAGGAAGAGATGAAACGTCTCATTTCTGATGCGTCAAAGATGACTGATGTCCAGAAAGAACTTGGTGTTACAGTCGATGCAAGCAGCTTGTCCTTCGGAAATATTGTAAATGCTATTAGTGTTGTCCAAAAGCAGATGGGAATCACTGGGACTACTTCGAAAGAAGCAGCGACTACAATTGAAGGTTCTGTGAATTCTGCCAAAGCAGCTTGGGAAAACTTTGAAGCTGGAGTTATAAGCGCAAATGACCTTGTAGAGACATTCTGGACTGCAGCGCAGAATATTTTTACAAATTTAGGACAGATCATCCCAAGATTAGGAAAAACGGGGATGGATGTTGTCAGCGCACTTGCCGGGAAAATCGGCGGCGCTGTTCCACAAGTAAAAGGTTTTACTGATAGTATTTCCAAATTAGCAAATGAGCTAAAGGGAATGAACAGTGATCAACTGTTGAATCTTGGAAAAATGGCAGTGGTAATTGCCGAATCAGCTCCAGCGCTGTCCATATTTGGAAAAGGGATTGAAAATGTAAAAACTGCGACCGATGGATTTAATGGCATTATAGACGGAGTTGTCACATCTATAGGTAAAGTACCTAAAGGGGCAAAGAGTGCCAGTGCCACATTTAAAAAGATAGGTAGCGAGTTCAAATATCTCGGTGAAAGCATCGCGCTTCCATTCCAGGATTTGGGAGAAAAAATAGCTCCCCGACTGAAAGATCTTGGTGGATTTATGGCTGAGTCCTGGACAAATGGTCCGGGAGGAAAGATTACTGGAGCTGTAACTGATACTGTTAAAAAGATAGGTGGAGCTATTGGACAAATTGGTCCTAAGCTTGCTGAAAAGTCCCCTGGAATAACAAAGAAATTTGCAGAGCTTGGCACAAAGATGTCAGCCGTTTCAGCGAAGATTTCCAAAGTTCTGGGAAAAGTCGGAACAAAGATATCCGAATACGCCGGCTTTATCGGGGATGCGTTTACACCGATTTTATCAAGAGTAGCGTCCTTTGCGCCAACATTTTTCAAGTTGATCAATATTGGTGCAGGAGCAGCAATCATCGTTGCCGGTATGGGATTGATCTACAGTCAGTTCGGTACACAGATTGATCAGTTGCTATTACTCGCACAGACCAAAGGACCGGAAGTAATCACGAACTTTGCTAATGGCATTACTGCAGCATTACCAGGATTGGTTGCTCAGGGCGCAACGCTGATCATGGGAATCCTAAATGCAATTACGGTGAATCTGCCGGCATTAGTCACTGCCGGAGTGAGTATCATATCTACATTAGCGGGAAGCTTAGGGGCGCAATTACCACAGTTAATTCCTTGTGCAGTGCGGATGATTATGACGTTGGTCAGTTCTTTAGCGGGCAATCTGCCAAAGCTGATACAGTCTGGTCTTAAGTTAATGAAAGGTCTTGCAAGCGGAATTGCCAATTCGATTCCGATAGTTGCAGCCAAAGCACCGGTCATCATAGGAAAGCTTGCGTCGACAATTATAACAAATCTTCCTAAAATCCTGACTGTCGGAGTACAGATCGTAAGTAAGCTTGCTGTTGGTCTGGTGAGAGGAATACCGGCCCTGATCGGAAAGATTCCAAGTATGGTAAGCCAGATCAGGAATGCATTTACCAGTGTGAACTGGGGCAGTGTTGGAATGAATATCGTAAAGGGTATTGCAAGTGGATTGGCAAATGCTGGAGGAGTTATTGTAAAAGCAGCCAAGAGTGCAGCTAAAAGCGCATTGGACGCAGCTAAGAGCGCACTGGGAATTCATTCACCATCTCGAGTATTCCGCGACCAGGTAGGTAAGATGATGGCTCTTGGTATGGGAATCGGATTCGAAAAGAATATTCCAATTAAGTCCATGAATGTAGGAGTACAGAGAGCAGTATCTGGATTACAGAGATCCGTAGATCTTGCATTATCGGCGAGAACTGCAGATAAGACGGTTGGAAGAGTGAAAAGCTATCCGGGATTTGATGGAGAAAAAGATATCGATTATGACCGGTTAGAAAGGATCCAGATGAAAGCTGCAGATAAATTATCTAAGCGCCCGATTTATCTTGGAACAAAGAGAATTGATGAACCGTTACCGAAAGGAGCAGTACCGGTATGGTAAAAGCATATTACAAAAATAGCAGAGGGGAGGTGCTTTGGCTTACCAAGGCACCTTTTCGTACTGTTGAGGCAGACTGGTTTGACAGTACGTGGGAAGAGAAAGACGGCGGGTATGAGAAGACAATAACAATAGATGTTTTTGGAAAGAGAAGTGAGTTTATCCAGAATATGGAAATATTGTATAAAGTCATTTCAGTGGATTCGGAAACAGGAAATTATGGACGGCTATACGTGAATGATACGTTTCTGCCATGTCAGATCTACAAAACAAAGAAGACCGGATGGAAAGGGTATGTATATACGGAAGTTGAACTGACTTTTCTTGCACCGGAGCTCTCTTGGATTAGCGTTCTGAGCAAGCGATTGTACCCACAGAAAGAAGCAGTGTCGGATATCGGACTAGATTTCCCGACAGACTTTCCGTTCGATTTCGTGAATGAAAAAAAAGGATATGCAGAATTCGAAATAGACCACATTACATCGTCGGAATTCGAGATGGTCGTATACGGACCCTGTACGAATCCTAAGGTTCTGATTAACGGGTACCCGTACGAGGTATTAACTACACTAGAAAGTAACGAATACTTAGTTATTAATAGCACAGAGCAGACCATTACGAAATATATGTCCAATGGAACTACGGCGAACATGTTCGACGCCAGAGGATACGACTATTCGGTGTTTGAAAAAATTCCTACTGGACTAATATCCGTAAGTTGGAGCGGAGACTTCGGAATCGATCTATATGTGTTCCTAAGAAGGAGGGAAGCTGCATGGTGATTCTAGCCACGAGAAAAAAAGAGATAGGGACGAACCCGCTGTTAGATGCGAATTGTACGTTCGATGCCAACAAGGAACGGGAGTTCTCGATTAAAATCGCTAGGTGCAACTGGACAGAAGATATGACCTATGGAAATCTGGTATATGTACCAGATACAGAGTATGGCGGAATTATAGGATCTGTGTTAACAGATACTACCCTAGATTACGTAGAATTAAAAGGTTATACATGGCGGGGGCGCATGAACACGAAGGTTATTAGCCCTCCATCTGGAAGTAACTACAAGACCGTATCCGGAGAGCTTAATACAGTGCTGAAAAAGTTAATCGAACCAGAATTTGGTGGTCTGTATGTGGTGTCCAGCGCAGACACTGGGGTGTCCGTGAGCAACTACCAGTTCGACCGGTACTGCACGCTACTGGATGGAATTACAAAAATGCTACAAACTGTTGGATACAGGGTGGACATACGGCACAAGAGAGAGCAAGGTGTTCCTGGATATGTCTTGGTTAGCGCTGTGCCAATCGTAGATTATTCCGACGTAATAGAGTTATCGAAAGATTCTGGCCTTAATTATACGATGGAGGATAAGAGAGATGGTGTGAACCATCTTATCGTAACTGGCAAGGGAGAAATGCAGGACAGAAACGTGTTCCATCTGTACGTATGGCCAAGTGGAGCGATTAAAAAGACACAGTACTATAAAGGACTTGATGAGATAGTGGAAGTGTATGAGAATACCTCCACAGAAAACGACGAGTTGGAAAACCAAAGTAGAAAAAAATTGCAAGAAGTGTGCAGTAAAAAGACGTTCGGTATGGATGTCGAGAAACTTGGGATTAATGTGGGCATCGGAGACATCGTTGGTGGCAGAGACTATCTGACAGGCATGTACGGAACGAAACCTGTGGAGAATATAATCTACAGCGTCACATCCGGGATTGTGTCGAAAGAATACGAATTGGAAGGAGAGAGCGACAATGGAAATAGTTAGTGGAAGAACAGGAAAAGCGCATGTGACAAGCCAGCAGTTCCGACAGATTCTTGAGGGAGTTATAGGAAGCGATAGCTGTATCTTGGCATCTGGGGAAAATCTGGAGCCAGAGCTCGTGTCTAATAACTCGCTTAAAATCAGAAGCGGAATGATGTATCATCACGGCAATGTGTCTTCTGTCAAGATCGGAACTTACGACGAGGTAGAACTGGAAAATGGCACGCAAGGAATGAAAAGGGTAGACCTTGTGGTTAATCGGTATACGAGAAATTCGGGAGATAATACGGAAAAAAATGAATGGGTTGTGATAATGGGATCTCCGGCAGAGAGTAATCCGGTAGTTCCGGAGTACACGGAAGGAAACCTGCAAAACGGAGATCTCATTGATGATTGCCCTCTCTTAAAAATAACGTTGGATGGTATTAATGTAACACAGGTGGAAAAGATGCTTACCGTAGCACCTACAAGTAAGGAGCTAGGAACGAGAAGAATAACACACAAGCTCCTGTACTACAACACAGATGGCACTACCGGAACGTTTACGCTGTCAGATAGTGTAAAAAATTATGATTATATAGAAATCTTCTATAACTCAGACGTGGCCGGACATAAGGCACCGCAAAAGAGCATTAAGCTTCCAACAAGCCAGACAGTACTATCCGGGGCAATGCTGTTCGACATGACGTCATTCCGCTTGTCTGCGGATGATAGCACAAAAATGCAGTTGATGAGTACGGTGCTGAACGTATCCGGAAAAACCTGCAAGCCAGAAACATCCCGGCAGATTAACTTCGGTAGCACGGCTGCGGGTGTAGCATGGAGTACGTCTAGTACACCACACCACAGGGTATATAGGGTAGTTGGGTATAACTACGGGAACTAAGAGGAGGGCAAAAAAATGAAGATAGTATGTAACGATGCTTCGGAGATGATCATTCAGTCGGCGGATATCCAAGCAGATGGTTCGCTTCTGATAAAAACAATATCTACAACAGCAAGCGAACTGAAAAAGAAGTTCCGGGATCCTCTTGTTACAAGAAAAATAGTCGTGAAAGAACGTGAATCCGTGTTAGCGACTTACGATGGCTACGAAAATCTTTACAGCATCACCGAATACACAGGCGGCATTCTAGGTGTGGCCATGCGCAAGAAAGAATCCATTCCGGAAGTCCAAAAGGAAATACAGAGCGCTATGGTCGCCGTTGCGCAGATACAGGCACAGAACCTTACAGATTCGCAGGCACTTGGTGTGCAGGCCATCTACCCGGAATGGTCGGGAGACAGCGTGGCTTACAGCAAGGATTATAAGGCGCAGAAAGACGGTGTGCTGTACAAATGTGTGCAGGCTCACACAAGCCAGTCTGACTGGGCGCCGGGAGTAGCTCCGAGTCTCTGGGCGGCAATCACATCCGACAGTAATACAGGGACTAAAGACAACCCGATTCCGGTTCCCGACACAGTAGCCACGGCCGGTATGGAGTATACCAGAGGAAAATATTATTCCTATGTCGGAAAGACATATCTGATGAACCGGCAGGGCATGGCAGATGGAGACAGCATTATCTTGTACTTCGCACCAGATGCTCTGGTCGGACAGTATTTCGAGGAGGTATAGATATGCGCACATTACAATTTAGTGTATCCGGCCAGAAATTAAGTACGGCCGGAGATCACTCCGGACTCATAGCCGGAACACGGGGATATCTACAGACAGCATATAACTTCGACGGAGAGTGGGACGGTTGCAAGAAAGCAGCCGTCTTTTTGCGGTACGACAAAGAATATCCTGTCCCGATTGTGAATGGCAAATGTGCCGTACCGGACGAAATCACGGAATATAAACGTTGGAAGGTATACCTGGTCGGCGTGAAAGACGGATACAGGATTACGACAAATGAAGTGGAGGTGAGGCAGTCATGACATTAGAAGAAGCTTTAGAAGCATCGGTGGTCGAACCGGTCAACGACATTTTTGAAATCGACCCGGAAACCCGTGTGATTACAGTCCCGGCATCCGAAAAGCTGTTCGGTGTAGCAAATGATGGGAACTCCGAAAGGAAGCATTTTCGATGTCCAAAAATCGTAGGGGACAACATCGATCTGTCTACCATGCACCTGTACATCAATTACCAGAATGCCAACGGGCAGAAGTATCCTTATCTGGTAGAGGACATACGGACAGATGGCGACTATATTACATTTTCGTGGCTGATCGGCCCAGATGTGGTTGCATATAAGGGACAGATTAAGTTCATTGTATGCGCCAAAAAGGGAGATGGAACAATTCCGGAATGGAACACCACCCTTGCAGAAGGTACCGTACTGGAAGGTCTGGAAGCTACAGATGAGGTAGTGGCCAGAAATCCAGATATCATTGAACAGATCTTGGCAAGACTTGATAGCGTAACAGAAATCCCACAGGAAAAGGTAACAGAAGCAGTATCTGAGTATATGAAGGAGAATCCAATTAACGTGCCGAAAAAGCTGTCCGATCTGGAAGAAGACGCCACGCACAGAACCGTTACAGACACAGAGAAACAGTCGTGGAACAACACTAGTGGAATAGGATTGCCGGATACAGCAAAAAAATTATTGATTGCAATATTGAAAAACGCTGTCTATACAGTAAATCAAAAAACAAATATAGAAGCATTGGAAAACGCATTAAGCACCCAAAATACGCCAACAGATGCGTGGCCGATTGTCCAAAACCTAACATACGTTACAAGCACAAATACTGCATTTAATGTAAAAAAAGGAGAATCATACACAACAACTATTGTACCGAACAAAAACTACACGATTAACAGTGTAACAGTTGTTATGGGCGGCGTAGATATAACAAATACGGCATATAACAATGGCGTTATAACAATAAACAGTGTAACAGGAAATGTAACAATAACAGCTATTGCAAAGAAAAACAGCGGTGCACTATTACCTTCTGACGGATTGCTTGCAAATTTTGATTTCCGTAACAAAGAAATGACATCTTATAACCTTTCTGGTTGGGGAAATGTCTATAAATGTGATGACGAGACAGGTAATTATTTTACTTTTGGAGGGTCTGCTAAAACAGCAAGTCAAGGCGGTATTGGACAGTACTTGTTTAGAGATGTTCGCAAAAAAGATAATGAAAGCAAATCTGTTGACCTTGGTACAGATTTCACAATCGCAATGTATTCGACGGAAGTGCCAAATATACTTAATTCCACCAAAAAAAGCAACGTGTCGACTGGAAAAATCATACTTGCCCCAAGGTATATAAATACGTCTGCATCAGAAGTTACTGTAAAAGAGTATACACCAGATATAACTAGAAACGAGTACATGTCATTGACGATTACTGTATCATCAAAACTTATGAAAATATATGTTGATGGAACATTGCAAAAGACGTATAACGGTGATGAATTTTCTGATTTTTCAAAATGGAAGTCAACGCAAGTGCAACCAGCAACTGTTTACAATATAGGAACAATAGCGGCAGCAGTAATGTACAACAAAGCGTTAAGTGATAATGATGTAACCGAGTTACATGCTTATTTTAAAGCATTGGAGGTGGAATAATGGCGAATCTATTTGATGGTCACGGAAATGAAATAGAAATCGGTGGTGGTGAATCTGGAAAACTAGATGTGGCAGATTATAAAATTTACGAAGAGAGTGATGGCACGCAATCACGGCAAGGAGTTTTAACGTATAATGGACTTAATCTGTACCCAGTAAATAAGCCACTGCAACGAGAAGATGAAACAAAATTGTATTCCGGAGGACTTATGGTTACACTTGGCGATAGCTATACGGCATATCTTAATAGCTATTTCGATACATTTGCACAGAAACATGGGCTTATCCAAAAAAACGTTGGTTTAGCATCATCAAAGATTGCAAGACCAGAGGGAGAAGGTCTGGACACAATTAAATCATTTGTGACAAGATTAGATGAATTAATAGCGTCATTTCCAATTACAATAAACGGGAAAGCCTATACTACTACTGATGTAAAGCTAATTACATTCATGGGTGGGGCGAATGATTGGACTACTATTGATACAGAAAAAGGCATTGACAGAATAGGTGATAGATACAGCACTGATAAAGGACAAATTTACGGAGCAACAAAGTATTGTTTAGAAACTTTACAAAAAACATTTCCGTCTGCGGATATTATTGTCATACTGCAACCAAATAATGGGAATAATACAGATTTTTGCGTTATGGAAATGAAAGAAAACATCGTAAAAGAATGTGCTGAAATGTACTCATTACCTATATGTGATTGTTGCTTTAATTTCTACTCTCCATCAAATCCAACAGAATTTTCTATGTACTGGCAAAACGACAAATTACATCTAAATGCTGATGGACATCAGAAGCTGATTGATAAATTAGAGGTTACGCTAAACACATTGGATTATTACAAGAGCTAGTTAAAATAAGAATTTAGTGAACTAGATGAATTTTGAAAATTTCCGAAAAAAAATTCCGTAATAAGTTATACGGAATTCTGAAGAAGTGCGAATACTTTTGAAAATCAAATTATGTGAAGATGGACTATAGGATTGAGGATTTTCTCCTTCTGCTGTATAATAGCGGCGGAAGGAGAGAAAATTGAATGGAAGAAAAAAATACTAATGATAAGAGTATATCGGAGAAAGAATATAAAGAATTAAAAGCAAGATACGAAAGTTTTAAACTATACAACAACAAAAAAACTATAATATGCGTTGGAATATTTACAACGATGCTTACGATGATGTTTTGTTTGTTAATTATTTTTGACACGTTGATGAATAAAGATATTTTGTTTGGAATAGGTCTTTCGATAGCGATAAGTGTTCCTTTTGGCATAAGTGCGACAATGCTTTTTCAATTAGAATTGGATGTATTAGCAAACAGATTGCATCGTAAAATAATAATATATGAAGTCGCGAATGTGCAAGATCAGGTAGAAGAGGATATATATGAAAACTCGATCAAAATGAGTTATAAATATTTAGACCAATATTACTTGCAAACAAGAGAACAAGCGCAAAAAGGATTTTTTGTTACTGTATGCATATCCATTTTTGGAGCTGCATTAATCGGCGTAGGAATTTTGGCAATGTTTCTTGAAAAAGTAGAACCATCGTATATAACTTGCGCTTCTGGTGTTATAACGGAATTCATTTCTGCAATTTTCTTCTATTTGTACAATAAAACTGTTACAAGCATGAGCAAATATCATAATAAATTGGTTTTATCTCAAAATATTTCTATAGCTTTAAAAGTTGCTGATACGCTCCCGGATTCGGATAAAACGAAAGCTAAGAATACAATAATTGATGAATTGTTAAAGGATGTAAATTCATATTTAACAAAGAGTGATACAGAAAACAAAAAATAAGTATGCCGTAGGAAACTTTCCTACGGCTTTTTATATGCAAAGAAGGTGAATACATGGAAATCAGAGCGAGACCGTAAGGTCTTATTTTTATGCAATTTTATAATAAGAAGAAAGAAGTGAGGTATATGAGAATGGAACAGGCAAATTATATTAAAGCTATTTTCACGGCGATATTCGCCTTTTTATCGGCACTCCTGGGGATTCTGGCAGTGCCGGTAATCTTGCTGGTGGCATGTAATCTGATCGACTACGTGACCGGGCTTATGGCCAGCAAGTACAGAGCTGAGGATATCAACTCGTATAAGAGCATCAGGGGAATCTTTAAGAAAGTATCTATGTGGCTGCTGGTAGTTGTCGGAGCAATTATAGATGAAATGTTACTGTATGCATCTACAACAATTGGGTGGAAATCTCCGGTGGCATTCTTAGTGGCATGTGTGGTAGCAATGTGGCTGATCTGCAATGAGATTATTTCAATTCTGGAAAACATTCAGGACATGGGCGTAAAGATTCCGGCATTCTTGCAACCATTGGTCAAGCACATCCGATCACAGGTAGAAGAACAGATTGGCAACAAGGATTCAGAGGGCGAATAATCGTCCTCTAACATATTATATAGTGTGTGCGACGTCGCACAGAAAGGAGCAATTATGGCACATTTATTTATTATAGCCGGTCACGGAGCCGGTGACAGTGGAGCAGTGGGATACGGCTATACAGAGGCAGAGAGAGTCCGTGCACTCGCAAGACGAATTGTAGCATACGGAGGAAGTAATGTTACTCTTGGAGATACAAACCGGAACTGGTATGCCGACAAAGGCATTAGCTCACTCAATATTCCAAAAAGCTATCAGATCTTGGAACTTCATATGGACAGCGGAGTAGCTATGGCAAAAGGCGGTCACGTAATCATCAAGGAAGGATACTCTCCAGATCAGTACGATACAGCACTCGTCAACTTCATCGGTTCATTCTTCCCTGGAAGAGCAAATAAGGTTGTAGGCAGAGCACACCTTGCAAATGTCAATCGTGCAGCTACAAAAGGTTACAGCTACAGACTTCTGGAAAATGGATTCATTACAAACCAGGGGGATCTCAACAAATTCAATTCCAAGATCGATGACTTGGCAAGAGGGATCCTCAAAGCATTCGGGATCACATCTGCGGCACCGGTAGCATCAGCCAAGAAAACAGAACCTGTCGATGGAGAGATCAAATCCGGTGGAGTATTCCAGAGCAAGACCGATAAGTTCGGTATAATTTCATACCAGGCACACATGAGAGGCTTTGGATGGGGTAACTGGCAGTCCGATGGCTTAATGGTTGGTTCTACCGGTCAGAACCGTAGAATTGAAGCGCTTCATATTAAGCCAGACGGAGAGACTGACGTTGTAGTTCATATGAAAGAAATCGGTAATAAAGAATACAAGAACATCAAGAAGGACACACTGATCGGAACCACCGG